GCCAAAGGCATCAGTGAAAACCTGCATTAAAATGCAGGACAAAACATTGATGTTTAAGTCGCTTGTAAGAAAGATCATACAAACAACAGAAATAAATGAACGTGTAATAATATTTAAAGTGCTTAAACGCTCGCAAAAAGCACGTTATTACCCTAAAATTAGGGTTTTGGTATGGTAAAATAGGGAGCGCCTAGATATCTCATAAATGTGAAATCTTCGGCAGCTGCCACGGCCTCCACGTAAATAACCACTTCACCATTGGCTATAGTGGTCTCAGCAGTAACAATATGGTTCCTAGCCCAAGTTGGAATCATATCTCCAGTTCCATTAGTGCCAATACTATCAACAGCACAAGAGAAATTGAAGAGATTATTCGAATAATATGGAAATTCCACTTCAATACCACCATTAGTAAAAGGAACAAACATGGCAGTACCTCTAGCCAAAGTGGTACAAACGAAAGAAGTTCCATATAGTGTAAGGGTTTCCGTACCATTACTTCTTATTAAACCGTTGGCACACGCAATAATACTAGTCTCGCCACGCGCATTAATGGAGGTACCAAGAAAACGAAATCGCTTCCTAATACCCCCTCGCCACCCCAGAAAAGCCAAGGGAATGATTTTCCAAGCACTAGGTGAACTACCAGTCGCAGTAGTATAAACAGGACTTGGTGGACGATAAATAGGTCCAATATACTCCACAAGCGCATTTACGGCAGCTGAAGTTACCGACGTAGAATGATATTGAGTATATCTCTTAAGACATGACCTGAGAGACAACGGTTGTTCCCCAAAATAATAATGCGCATTGTACGCAGAATCATCAGTGGAGTCATTCAATTCAAAACATGAGACACTATTCGATATTGTCTCATTCGTCACATCAGCTGCCTGTGAAATCAATTGCCTATTATTAGGATACATCTCATCAGTATAGTAATTAAACTGCATGTTACGGGCCGAAACATAGACATTGACAACAATTGCAGAATCAACAGGAGATTGAAGTTCAGTGAAAGGTGTAATGAATATAAACCCATTAGACCACCCAGCACCTACATTTGGATAATTCTTTTGTGTACCATAACTCTGTGCCTGGTTAATATAATGAATAGTTTGATTCCATGCGCGGGGCTGGGCCCATTTAACACAAAATTCAACGGACTGAGTTTCCTGCACGTCCCAAACTTTAAGAAACTGTAAATTGTCGTGAATGGTAGTTGTAATAAGTGTATACTGATCAATGTTTGGATCAAACCCAATAGCCAATTTTCC